TGAATTTCAATGTGTTTGCGCAAAGTCCCCAGGGGTCGGGTCGGGTCGAGGCCAAGGGAGTTTTGAGAAGTGCTTTGTTTTCGGTCTGGGTTTGTTCGTTGTCTTGGGAGGGAAAACGGAATAAGAGTTTCCATTGCAGAGAGTAGGAATGGCTTCATATGATGTGTTTACACCTGAATCAGTCTCTTCCAAGATGGTGAGCTACTTCAAGGTTAAGGTCAAACGCCTCTTAGAACCCTCTGTTGGAACCGGCAATCTTCTCACAGCTATGAAGGGAAAGTATACACACGCAGATGTATTCGATATCAATGAAGAGTATCTCTCTAACATTCCAACTAAACGGTCGATTACAAAGACATGTGGTAGTTTCTTAACGGCCCCAAACAAGTTGTACGACGGAATTATACTGAACCCTCCATACTTACGATTCCAAGAGATAGATAGTGAAACCCGAACCATTATCCGCCAACTATCACCCGTACTAAAATCGGGGAACATTGATTTGTACATAGCGTTTCTCGTGAAGTGTATCCAATGTCTGAGCGAGTCCGGGACGATGGTCGCAGTCATTCCGTCTACATGGTTGTACAACAAGTCATGCAAGTTGTTCAGAGAGTACTTGACAAGTGAACGATTGATACAAGAGATACATGATTACGGTCATGAAAAGGTATTCCAAGGGATTGATGTCTACTGCTGCATTCTCGTAATTAGTAAGACTGCAAAGACGACGTATATTCGCGATGGAGCTGAGATTTCGTATGAGAAGCCGATGGATGCTCCTTCCACAACTCTTGGGGATAAAACGTTAGTTCAGAATGGAATTGCAACGTTATGTGATGGAGTCTTCATTCACGACACGCGCTTATTCGATGAACCCTGTTGGAAACCTGTATTGAAAGTCAGCAAAAAACAAGTCAGACATATCATCTTCCCATATACGGATGACGGAGCCATCATTGCAGAAGAGGAATTCAGTAAGACAAATCCACAAACCTACGCATACCTGTTGACTCAACGTACAAAACTGGCTAACCGAGACCGAGGTCATAAGCAATATGAGACTTGGTATGCATTTGGTCGAAAGCAAGGAGTCATGATTCCGTCTAGTCCGGAAAGCGTTTACATCTCAACGCTTTGTGAAGAGACCATACCTTGTCTAATCAAACCCACTTCACTGTTCTATTCAGGTATTCGTATCACACCTCAACCGACTCTCTCATGCCAAAAAGTATGCTCATTCGTGACAGCACACGCGAGCACACTTAAATCCAACTGTTCGAAACGTTCTGGTGGATGGCTGAATATGACGGTTTCAGTTCTTAAACAGGTGCCAATCCCTGTATGAACGTAACCATTCGTTCAAGGTCGGAACAATCAACCATCTTGTCAAACTTCACAGACTCACGCGACTCCCACACGTAGCTAGGGAACACAGTGTAGATGTCGCTGATTATTTCTGCACGTTGGTTCACCATTGCCATGAGCTTGGATTCACGTTCTTTACATGTAGAGGGGGTATTGGTCTCCATGTGCTTGACGGTACCGTCTTTGGTGTAGTAGGGTGTTTTCTCGGGGACGATGTCTAGGAACACAAGCTTTGCGTTCAATGGTATAGCCGAAGTTATCTTGATAGCTTCACCACACTTGACATTCTCGTTGTTGGTACGATTCTGTGAGACATTGTTCATCAACGCTTTGAGTGAAACACATGCAACGATGGATTGAGTTTGCTTGTCTTTCACTACGATGTCTACGTCGATTGTACCTGTTGCGATGGATAACCTATCTTCTATCACGCAGGTTACGCGTGGGTTGGCTTCTTCTATGAAGGAAGCAACCTTGGTATGGATGGCATCTGTTCGCTTGGATGAACGGACACTGTGTTCGTTGGTGCTAGTAACGATTAGATTGCACAAGTCATCTGCAAATTGTGTATATGAATTCATTCTGTTCTTTGAGGAGGGGGGAGACTATTCGTTTTTAGACGAATGAATCCATTTTGAAAGTCTCCAAAGGCAAAGTCTCAGGTCGGATTGATTCCAATGGAGTTATGCAATGAAGTCCCTAGTTCACTAAATGAGAAAATGAAATATTGTCGCCGGGGTATACAATGGAACTTCCAGAAGAACTTCCCAAGGAGCTTCCTGAATGTATCAACTCATGGCTCATCATACGAACTGGGAAGAGGAAATACGAATGTACACTATGCCATATGGAGATAGGAGACACAGACCATATGCGATTACATTTAAGAAATTGGTTTCATATAAAGAAAGTAATGCAGCAGATGGCACTTCATTGCGACCTCTGCAACCTACAATGTAAGTATCAGAGTGTGTATGACAAGCACATCAAAAGCAAAGCACATCTCCAGAAAGAGAACCCACAACCTATGATTGAATACAAGTGCGACGACTGCATAGTCAAGTTCAGATGTCGGAGAGAAATGGAGCGTCACCTCACAACCAAGAAACATGCAAAGCTCGCCAAAACGGATTCAGTTTTGTCCAATCCATAACCTTCCCCATTCTCACAATGCCACGCAATACAACAGGAGGTTCAGGCCATAGGTCACAACGCAATTCAGAAGGTTCAAAAGCACGCAACAACCGATGTTTCATCGATGACTTACTCGATGACATCAAAAACAACGAAAAACTGACCGGTGTTCACATCGCTCGTATCACGAGACGCCTCGGATGCGGACGCATGGAGGTCTTCTACTTGGAGGAAGTCGTTGACGATAAGAAACGAGACTTCTTCGAGAACGAAGACGATGAAGGAAACAAGAAACAAGCCAAGAAGGAGTTCAGAGAAGTCTTACAGACCATGCCGATGCGAGGTGGTCTACGAGGTAAAGGTAAACGCACTGTCTGGGTCGACATCGACAGTCTCGTCATGATTGCAGAGACAGGCTTGGGTGGAAAGACACATGAAATCATCGCAGTGTTCTCGTCCGAACAAGTCGCACGGCTTCGTAACCTCAAACCCGATATGGACGAACGCATGTTCTTGAAGTCAGGCAATACAGCATCTTCCAAGCCAGACGGATTCGAGTTCGACGAAGACGACGAAGATGAAGTGGACGTAGACAACATCTAAGCAAGAAGCAATGAACATCAACCTTCTGGTGTTGGGTGTCTTGTTCACCATCTTAGGGTTGTATTCGTGGAAAGCGTATACAAGCTCTGACTCAACACCCAACTTTTTGCCGTGGGTTCCGATTCGAGTCGGTAAAGAGAGGTCCTTTGTCAATCAAACACGCGATGCAGGCATGCACACCGAATGGATGCGACGCGCAGCCATCATTTCAAACCCGAGAGGAGTGTACAGCTACAAGGGTTCAACCAATGGGTCATTGGAGTGGAACTTTTTAACTTCCGTCTGCGTCTGTCCACTGGAACGAGTATGTCCTTTCCATCCGACGGTCGACGATGGTGGTAACGCAACCTCCGATGTATGTGACTATTTGGATGGTAATGGAGATGAAGTGTTTGACAGTGGAGATGCAGGTCCTAAGGGATGTGATTTGCCGAAGTCTGGATGCCAAACCTTTGAGATTGACGATGCAGGTAACGCGACGGCTGAGTTCTGTGATTACTTGGACGGTAACGGTAATGAGGTCTTTGATGGCGGTAAGGCCGATGTAAATCTATGCGACTTATAATACAATGTCGTCATGCCCGACGGTTCCGAAGAAGATATTGCTTCGGAGAGACACATCCTTAAATTGGTTCAATGCGAACCCTCTACTTGCGTCAGGCGAGCAAGGTTACGATACAACACTTGGACGAATGAAGATTGGTGATGGTTTCCGATTATGGAACGACTTACCATTCTTTAACATTGGTCCCACGGGATTCACAGGGAATACTGGCTGGACTGGATGGACAGGTAATACAGGTCCCGCAGGAACAGCGACCAATACAGGTGCAACTGGATATACGGGATGGACAGGGAATACAGGTCCAACAGGTCCAACTGGAATGACAGGTGCTCCTTCGGTTGTTACAGGTCCAACAGGGTGGACAGGGTGGACAGGTAACACTGGACCGACTGGAAACACAGGCAATACTGGACCTACGGGCAATACCGGCAACACAGGTCCCACAGGCTGGACTGGCAATACTGGCAATACAGGACCAACGGGTAATACAGGACCTACTGGAAACACTGGAAATACAGGTCCGACTGGCAATACTGGACCGACAGGACGAACAGGCCCAACGGGTTGGACTGGCAACACAGGTCCTACTGGAAATACAGGTAACACTGGCAACACAGGTCCTACTGGAAATACAGGAAACACAGGTCCTACTGGAAATACAGGAAACACAGGTCCTACTGGACCGACGGGGAATACCGGTCCGACGGGAGTCACAGGTAATACAGGACCAACAGGAAATACAGGAAACACAGGTCCTACTGGAAATACTGGGAATACTGGACCCACAGGAAATACAGGTAATACTGGAAACACAGGTCCTACTGGATGGACCGGTAATACAGGACCGACAGGACCGACAGGACGAACAGGCCCAACAGGTTGGACTGGATGGACAGGTAACACAGGTCCCACAGGCAATACTGGTAACACAGGCCCGACAGGGAATACGGGAAACACGGGCCCAACAGGGAATACAGGTGATACTGGACCTACGGGTTGGTCGGGTCCAACGGGACCTACTTCTACCGTAACAGGTCCCACTGGCTGGACTGGAAATACAGGAAACACAGGTCCTACCGGAAATACAGGGAATACTGGACCCACAGGGTGGACAGGTAACACTGGACCTACGGGAGTGACAGGAAATACAGGTCCGACAGGCAATACAGGTCCAACAGGAAATACAGGTCCAACCGGTAATACAGGACCCGCAGGTACGGCTACAAATACAGGCGCAACCGGAAATACAGGTCCTACCGGGTTTGTAGGCCCCACAGGAAGCACAGGAGCACCGGGAACTGGTATTTATGCAAGTGATTACCTTGTCACTGCTCGACTGGCTACAAATCAACGAGTGGTTGCATCTGCAAACGATATCATTCAATTCACTGAACTCGTAGACCCTAAGAACTGGTTCAGTCCAACCTATCGATTTCAGCCCAATGTTTCAGGCTACTATCAGTTGTCTTTGATGGTCTTGTTCGACATTGCTTCAAACACAAATCGATTTAACATTCAAGTTGTGGGTGAAGACGAAGAGATACTTGCACAAGCTCAGGATGCCACCGATACGAATGTAGGGATGTCTCTCACATTGACATCCGTTCAGTATTTCAATGGGTCGACAGATTGGGTGGTCTTAAAGGCATTCAACGGTTCGGCAGCACCTCTGAATATACTAAGTGGACCAAGCACTTTGTTTTCAGCCTTCTTGGTTCCAGCAGGAGGTGATACAGGAAATACAGGAAGTACGGGAAATACTGGACCAACGGGATGGACAGGTCCTCCTGGAAGTGCTACCAATACAGGCGCAACAGGCTTTACGGGCGATACCGGTCCTACGGGACCTGTTGGACAGACTGGACCTCAGGGTATTGAAGGACCCATAGGGTATACAGGTCTCCAAGGTGTTCAGGGAATTCAAGGTACAGCAGGGAACACAGGCCCCCAAGGGAATATAGGACCACAGGGTATTCAAGGTGTTGAAGGAAATGATGGTGCTACTGGACCGCAAGGTACTACAGGTCCACAGGGAGTCACAGGCCCTACGGGCAATACAGGGTTCACAGGTAATACGGGTCCAACAGGGTTCACAGGTCCTGCGGGGTTCTCAACCAACACAGGTGCAACTGGATATACGGGATGGACAGGTGTTACAGGTAATACGGGTCCAACTGGTAATACGGGTCCAACTGGCAATACGGGGCCTGCGGGGTTCTCAACCAACACAGGTGCAACTGGATACACGGGATTCACAGGTGTTACAGGTAATACGGGTCCAACTGGCAATACGGGTCCAACAGGGTTCACAGGACCTACTGGTAACACTGGGTTTACTGGAAACACAGGCCCGACAGGAAATACAGGTACGACTGGTAACACAGGAAACACAGGTCCTACGGGCAATACAGGAAATACAGGCAATACAGGAAATACAGGCAATACAGGATTCACAGGTCCTACCGGTAATACTGGCAACACAGGTAATACAGGACCGACAGGTTGGACTGGAAACACAGGTCCTACCGGTAATACAGGTAACACTGGCAATACAGGTCCTACTGGAAATACAGGAAACACAGGTAATACAGGACCGACAGGTTGGACTGGCAATACAGGACCGACAGGTTGGACTGGAAACACAGGTCCTACCGGTAATACAGGCAATACAGGTAATACAGGACCGACAGGTTGGACTGGAAACACAGGTCCGACAGGAAATACAGGTCCCACGGGAACTGTCTATACAAATCGAGGAACTTGGTCAGGTTCTACACTCTATTATGTGAATGACCTTGTAGAATACAATGGTTCGACGTATTTATGCATTGTTTCAAGTTCAGGAGGAATCCCTACAGAAAATCCATCCTACTGGCAGGTGTTTGTAGCCGGTGGAACTGTCTATACAAATCGAGGAACTTGGTCAGAGTCTACAATCTATTCTGTGAATGACCTTGTAGAATATAATGGTTCGACGTATCTATGCATTGTTTCAAGTGCAGGAGGACTCCCTACAAATCCAACTTACTGGCAGTTGTTTGCAAGCATAGGAAATACAGGTCCAACAGGGTGGACAGGCTTTACCGGTCCAACAGGAGTAGGTGAGACAGGTCCAACAGGACCCGAAGGCTCCGGAGGTGGAGGTAATACAAATGTACAAATAGTGGCTTTGACTGAAACAGGACTTCCGATTGATTGGGCTCTAGGTCCTAATGCAGTCTTTGATGGGAGTGAAGCTTCCGGGAACTTCAGAGTTAACCTTACAAACTTGCCTACGACCGAATCACAGTTCTACTATTTAACCTTAATCATATCTCAATCTACGACTGCCTATTATGCGGATTCAATGAATATAAATGGAGACAACGTAACCTTCGGGTTTTTGAACGACACTGCACCAACGCCCCAAGCAAGTAAGTTTGATATTCAAACATTCAAGATATTCTACGGAGGTGTTGGATTCATATATGTCTTCAGTGAGTTACAATCGTATTACGCACTCCCACCACCACCGTAGATAGTCTGATTTTTCAACTTCGAAATAGATAAGTATGTCAGGACTCCAAGGTGTTCAAGGCATTCAAGGAATGCGAGGCATTCAGGGCAATCCAGGTCCGACTGGAGACCAAGGACCTGTTGGAATCCAAGGTATGATTGGAGTTCAAGGAATTCCAGGACCAACTGGAGCCCAAGGAAATGTTGGAATTCGAGGACCCCAAGGCGTGCCTGGATTACCAGGAGGGCCTACAGGATGGACGGGTAATACAGGTCCAACGGGTGCAGAAAGTACAGTCACAGGTCCAACGGGTGCGGATGGATATATTGGTCGTGATGGAGCTACAGGTCCTAGAGGTGCAGATGGATATATTGGACGTGATGGTGCAACAGGAAATACAGGTCCTACGGGGCGTGGAAGTACGGGTGCGCCAGGTGCGACGTTTACAACGTTAGTACCTGAAATCGGAATTCCTGTGATTATTTCTCCAACCTCTGTGACCTTGACGGCTCCAAGCAGTTCAGTGATATCCTATGAAACACTCGATTCAGCAACACAGTCGCTCTACATGCAGTGTGTACTTCCAACGGTTGTAAACTCAGATGAAGTGATGGTTGGACTTAGAAATGTCGATACAACCAATGGTTATTTTATTCAACTAACCTATCCTGACACGTTCACACTCTACTATGGGGGTGGAGCTCAAGAAACAGGTCCCTATACTCCAGGAAGTGTGATTTCAATTTTTACAGACGGGTCGTTCGTCTATTTCTACTTGAATGGAATCACTATTAACGCCCCGTTGGCATTGCTACCCGCAACCTATCAACTCTACTTGTCCAATCCAACCAGCACGGTTTCGTATTCAATCACAAACATTCGATTCTATCCAACCGGCAAGAGTGCGTCTATTGGAAATTTGATTCCTTCGGGAGCGTATGACTTAGGGTCTCCTGCGTTCCCATGGAGAGAGTTACATGTAGGTCCTGATGCCATTCACATCGGCAACGCAAAGCTCGGTGTAGACTCGGAAGGAAACTTGGTCCATCGCAATCCACAGGGCGAAGAGAGTTACATTGCGTTAGGGGATGGGTTGGGAATCCAAGGGATTCAAGGACCGCAGGGTATTCAGGGACTTCAAGGCCCTATTGGAAGAACAGGACCACAGGGTGACCCAGGTGTTCAAGGACCGCAAGGGATACAAGGACCTGAGGGTGTGCAAGGATTACAAGGTGTTCAGGGTAACGTAGGTCCTCAAGGCGTGCAAGGACTGCAAGGACTGCAAGGGAATACAGGACATCAAGGCGTGCAGGGAACACAGGGCCCAACAGGAATCCAAGGGATTGATGGCTTCTCAGGCGGGTTAACTTTGCAGATGAGCTACACGACACAGGCAGTTCCTACAGAAGCGGTTGTAACAACCTTTGCTGGTAGTGGATCGCCAGGAAGTACAAATGGAACTGGAACCAATGCTCAATTCAACTCTCCTAATGATGTTGCAGTAGATTCAGCTGGAAATGTATATGTAGCAGATGATTCTAATCATGCTATCCGCAAAATCACTCCATCAGGTGTAGTCACGACATTTGCAGGAGGTTCACAAGGTTCTGCAAATGGAACGGGAACTAATGCTCAGTTCTACTATCCTGATGGAATTGCATTAGATTCAGCTGGAAATGTGTATGTAGCTGATAGATATAATAATTCCATCCGCAAAATTACACCTGCAGGTGTAGTCACTACACTTGCAACAGGATTTAATAGTCCTTATAGTGTTGTACTTGATTCAGCTGGAAATGTATATGTAGTAGATACGATGAATCATGTAATCAAAAAAGTTACACCTGCTGGAGTAGTTACGACATTTGCAGGAAGTGGAATTGGAGCTGGAGGATATTATGGTGCGTTTGCCGATGGAACAGGATCTAATGCTAGTTTCGATTATCCTACTGGAGTTGGAATCGATTCAGCTGGAAATCTGTATGTAGCTGATGCTGGTAATAACCGTGTTCGTAAGATTACACCATCGGGTGTAGTAACAACATTGGCAAGTAGTTTAAGTCTTCCTTTTGGAGTTGTAGTGGATTCAGCTGGAAATGTATACGTTGCATCATTCTCAGGAAGAATCATTAATAAAGTTACATCACTAGGCGTCGTTACAGTACTTGCTGGAAGTGGAAGTTCTGGTTCTGCAAATGGAGTTGGAACGAATGCAAGTTTCAATAGACCGCGCAAAGTTGCACTGAATTCAACAGGGTCTATACTATATCTAGCAGATGATGCCAATCATAATATCCGTAAAATCACTCTTGGAGCAGATCCAAACATCTATGATGGAACACCCATCACTGGAACATTACTCACCACATTCAATCCGGGATTAACTGCAAGTACCATCACCATTCCAGCAGGAACGACTAATGCAAAAGTGGCCTCTTTCACAGTAGCAGCCTCAAGTTTGCCACTCAAAACCTCTGTGACCGGAGTGTGGAGTTTAGTGCTGTACGCTACGGTAGGCTTATCCACCAGTCCTGCGTCTTTTTACTTTCAAGTCGTCGATGGTGCCACAACGGTAGCGACAGGTGCCACAGTCACAAGCGTGAATCAATCGAGTCCAATGCAGTTGTACAAGTCGAATCTCACCATTCCTGCGCGAACCTACACCACAGACCTTACACTCAACATCTACGCAACTACACAGGCATCTAGTTCTCTTACGCTAGGATTCAATGGCTCAACCATTTCCTATGTGAACACGACTATTCCAAGTGTCGGTGCAACGGGCGCAACCGGTCCAACAGGTTCATCCGTAGGACTGGTCATCACTTCAACGCAATTGGCTTCGTACAGTCTCGCAGCCATTGAAAACTCGGTGTCCATCGCAAACGCAACTCCTACCGTGATTCGTTCGATTACACTACCATCGAATGTGAAGGGTAAATCCGGTATTCTGTCGTTCTTCTTCAACCTTTTCTGCGATTCCTTCTTCTACGCCAATCAAACCTTAAGTTACGGTCTTCAAGTGGATGGAACTGGATTGAATTTTAGTGATGGGACTACCGTGGTTCCGTATACACACGCTGTACAAGGAACCTATGCAATCAATCGCAATGGAGCAAGTTTAGGAGTGGGTGGATTCGATAGTCTTCATCCAATCAGTCTTCCAGTCTCCATTCCAAGTAACGCAGTCAGTCTTCAACTTGCGATTAGGAATTCGAGTTTGACCTTATCCAGCACAGATACCTTTGCGACCAACCTTGCAGCAAAGATTACCTATACAGCGACGAATGCGGGTGGAAGTCCTGTATCCTATACTGGCTCAACCACAGCCTATACTGTTCCAGCAGGTGTTACAAAACTACAAGTGTTCTTATGGGGAGGAGGTGGACGAGGAAACAATTCAACTGTGTATGGAGGAGGAGGTGCGCATGTCTCGGGTATTATCAGTGTAACTCCTGGAGTGACCTACTATGTCTATGTTGGAGGCAAAGGTGACTGTGCGGGTATTTTTACATCCACATCCCGAACCCAAGCTTCCTGTGTTGTGTGCGCAGGTGGTGGAGGAAGTAGTCCGAGTTATGTTAACGCAGGATATGGAGGTGTCACAGTGAGTGGTAGCACGGGTATTTTCAGTGGAGTGTCAATTGAATCTCCTCAAACCGCTTATACTACACCGTTTGTAAGTATTATCAAAGCCATCTGGCCTGGGTGTATAGCTAACGACGGAGGAGGTAGTCTTACTGGAAATGCTGGTATCGGATATGTGAGTGGCGTGCAAGGGTTGATTCAAGGTGGAGCTCAAGCTGGAAGTGGTGGCGTGTCGTTTATTGCAAATATCATTGAGAACGCATTTAACCAAGATGGAAGTGTGTATTCAGCTGCTCTAGGATATGCACCACCAGGAGGCACAAGCTCTGCACAGTATGTGGCTCCAATCGGACGTGGTGTTTCAGATGTGGTCGGTACACCTGGATATGCGGTCATCGCCCCAGTCGTGGGCTTTAAAACAACCCAAGTGGGTGTCAATTCGTCCTTTTTATCCAACTAAACATCCAAATGGAGTATTTTCCACTCGACATGATTCGTTCCATTCGAAATGACCTCCTTCAAAAAAGCGATGTGTATGCTCTACCCGACTTTCCACATTCAACACCTGAAGCTCGAGAGAACTGGATTCAGTACAGACAAGCTCTACGAGACATCACTAAAACCGTAGAGTTAAGTGAAGATGGTCTTTCTGTAAAGATACTCTCTGTGGCTTGGCCTAACAAACCTGTGTGATTTTTCAACTGGTGAAAACACAAGTATGTCAGCAGGACCCCAAGGCGTTCAAGGAATACAGGGTGTGAAAGGCGACCAAGGAATCGCAGGACCTACTGGAATGCAAGGTCCAGTAGGGATACAAGGTATCGCAGGAACACCCGGTGGCCCGACAGGATATACAGGGAATACAGGACCTACGGGACTTCCAGGAAGCGCGACCAATACAGGTGCAACAGGTGATACAGGACCTACCGGAAATACAGGTCCCACTGGGAATACAGGACCTACGGGAATTCCAGGAAGTGCAACCAATACAGGTGCAACAGGAAATACAGGATTTACAGGAGTCGCAGGACCCACTGGACCCACTGGACCTGGAAATGCAGGTGGAGGTTCAGTCTCGATTGTCGGCTCCACTGGATTTGCAAGTGTCTTGACTGTAGCGACGGGTGGAACGGGTGTGTTTGGAAACGCAAACTTGACCTTCAATGGAAGCCAACTCGATGTGAGTGGCGGTCTCACCGTTCGCAATGGATTCCGTCCTCTTTACATGAATGTATCGGGAACCTCACTGACAGTACCTACGAATGCGTTCGGCACACACTACAACATTACCAACAGCGGCTTTTCAGCATTGACCTTACCTACAATCAATTGGAGTAACGATTCGAATGGATACTGGGTGTTCCGTAACAATACTTCTTCGTATTTATCCACGACGGTGACCTACACGACCGCAGGAACAAGTGCGCCTATCAACCCAGTAGTGATTCCACCTTCGAATTCCACAACGATTATGGTGACATATCCTGGCGCAACAACCTCCAACTATGTTTTGTTTTAAGAAAGGTAATGCTAGGGACTTCCAAAAGTGTGTGGGGATTTAACCCTCGAACCATACCCGGTTGTCAGTTGTGGTTGGATGCGGCAGATTCGTCTACAATCACATTGAGTGGAAGTAAGGTAACACAATGGAATGACAAGAGTGGAAATGGATATAACTTTACACAATCAACCAGTGGAAATCAACCAACCTATTCAGTTTCTTCACTAAATAATCAGAATACAATTACATTTACCGCTGCGAATAACACATATCTACTTGGAACTTCCTCCACCAATTTCATTGGAACAAACTCACTCAGTATGTATGGCGTTTTTAAAACAAATGACGCAACTTCGGGCTCTTCTGTATTTGCGAAAGCGTTATATGGAACTGCTTCAGGGCGTATTCTATATGGATATCGTGACCCAGGCACACCGGGTTTCATTGTTTTTGCAAACAGTGATGGAATAGCACATGATATTCCAGATACATACACTCCAGGTGCTTGGCGTGTAGTTGGATTTGTGTCGGATCGTTCAGGATGGACTAATATCACCTATCAGAATGGAGTAGTCACTGCAACCAAGACAATTACAGCGGATACAACGACCAATCTTACGAACGCCTTTCCAATGCTTGTGGGTGCCTACAACAATTCAAGTGGAGGTACACCTCCACAAGCAGACCGATATTTAGATGGTGCAGTAGGAGAACTTATTATCTTTAATACTGCCTTAACAACTGTCCAACGCCAACAAGTGGAAGGCTATCTTGCTCACAAGTGGGGATTGGCTGGATATACTCCAGTGACTCCATCGTCGGTCCCTGGGTGTCAATTATGGTTGGATGCTGGAGACTCTTCAACTGTGACTGGAACGACGACCGTCACTGAATGGCGCGATAAGTCTGGAAACGCACGTCATTTGGGTGTAGGGTCTGGAACAACAAGCTATTCTTCGAAAGCGATTCATTTGGCTAATTCCTATATGTTTGTAACCAGTCCAGTGGACTTAACCAAAGTCACTGTGTTTATCGTGGCTAAAACAACAGGAGGTAACAATCAGCCTGTTTTTGTTGGAAGACCTAACACTAACGTCAATCGGGATAGTTTAGAAGGGTTTGGGATTTATATGGATGGAACCTCAACGATTCGGTATTATGGAGGAGAGGATGCAGTAGGAAGAAACCTGTCATTTGCTACAAATACTTCAAATCCTACAATCTTTTCATTTCAAACCATTGGAAGCTCTGTTTCTGGAAAGATGAGCAAAGTCTTACAATCAACTGGAACTCTTTTATATGCACGAACCTCGACCGCACAAGGATTTGCGATAGGAGCTGAGTGGTTTGGTGTTTCGTATGGAAACATTACTACAAATGCTTCACTCTATGAAATCATCGTTTTCAATTCAGATGTTACTATCGCTCAACGCCAAGGTATAGAAGACTATTTATCGATGAAATGGTTTAGTCCATCCATTTCTTCCGAACATCCATACTACTCTATGAAACCGCATTTGTTCGCATTTAGGCCTACCGATGTTCCAGGATGTTCGGTGTGGTTGGATGGAGCAGACCAAAGTTCAATGACCTTTTCAGATTCAAGAATCACGCAATGGAGAGATAAGTCTGGAAATGCAAGACATGCAACGCCTTCAGGATTAGGTCCAGTCTATACTAGTAATATTTTTAATGGATATTCAGCTCCTGTATTCGCTTCAACACCTATGAAAATACCTTCCTATCTGATAGCTACAGATTCTAAACTTTCTATCTTTATCATATGTAAACAAACTGGAACAAGTGGTGGTGCAGGTAATGGTGAGATACTAAATATTACACCTTCATGGTGGTTGTTTGATTTATTTAACCAAACTTCAACAGGTACTCTAGAATTTGTGTATTTAGGCGGAGGAGCTAGTTTTACAAATTATGCGATTAACAATGGAACGAATGTATTTGTAAGTATTATAACGAATGGGTTATCAATCAATGGATTTTTGAATGGAACATCTGTGTTTGATACTACATTACCAAACAATGGCTATTCATTGAACAATATAACATCTCAATGGGCTATTTCAGACGCACGATTTGCGGGTCCTATTTGTGAAATACTTATCTATAACTCAACATTCACCACCACCCAACGCCATCAAATCGAAGGCTATCTTGCTCACAAATGGGGTCTTGTATCCCCTTTACCAGCAGCGCACTCATTCAAGTCGTTCCCACCTGCAAGTGTATTCTTTCCATATTCTCTTATCACAACCAACTTGATTGTAAGTTTAGACCCTATGACCTATGTGGCTTCTAGCACTTCTTGGCAAACAGTAGGTAATACATGGTCTCTTGGAAGCCCTGCAACGATTGTTCCAACAAGTACGAGTGTAGCTTTAAGTTTGAATTCAGGTCATTATATATCGGATAATACTGGAATCACAACCGGCCCTGCAAGCACGAACAATTTCACGATAGAAATATGGTTTAATGCACCTGCAAATTCAACACATAACCTTATAACCGAAACTAACGGTGGATGGAATACTACGATGATGTATCTAGATAATAACATAATTCGAGCTGCCTTTTGGAATGGTGGTCCTTATTCAGTTTCTATGGGACCGTATGCTGCGAACACATGGACCCAAGCATGTTATACGTATTCAGGAACAACGGTGACATGCTATGTCAATGGTGTGTTTACCTCAACAGACACAACTGTAAAACAATTTCCGGGCGCCTCAAATTATCGTTTAGCAACTACGGGTTACCCTGTCTACTCTACTGCAGCGTTCATTCTTGGAGGATTTAGAATTTATAGCGTTGCTTTATCTGCAGCAGAGGTCAGAATGAATTACAATACATATGCTTCACGGTTTGGATTGAATACAGTTTAAGCCTTAGACACATGAATTCTCAACGTATTTCCCAAGAATGAAAAGGTCACAAGGATTCCAGGCATCAATGAACGAATGGTCTCCAATACAGAGTCCAAACTACTAGGAGCCAATAAATAGTTCAAGTATCCAAGTGAATCTCGACTGACTCCATCCGAGCAATAGGTTGGTGGAGTGACTTCGAACGTTTGAACGATAAAGATAGCAGGGAATCCAAGACCTGCCCATTGAAAGAGTTGAGGGCGATACTGGTCTCGTGTAGGAGTTACCAATCCAGACAATGATTGTTTATCAGCGGCTTCCTTTGCGACCACCACACTATGGCTTTGCATGAGTTCGTCGAGTGTTGCGATACTGGGAGGCTCAACCGGTCCAGTTGCAGCAGTGGGAAACATGGATAGGTCGGGACCCGTGGGTCCGGTTTGCTCAACTTGTTCAGTAGGTCCAGTGTTTCCTGTGGGTCCATCCATTTGTGTTTAATGACTTGATTTTTAACAGACGAAAAAGAACAATGGCAACTGGACCACAAGGACTTCGTGGATTACAAGGACTTCAAGGCGAACAGGGTATCCAGGGTCCACAAGGGCTACAAGGAATCCAAGGAGAACAGGGGCCACAGGGAAACCGTGGAGAACAAGGGGTACAAGGTCATACAGGACCCGTAGGTCCACAGGGGTCGCAAGGTCTTCGAGGTCCAGCATCCACGGTTCCAGGACCTACGGGACCTGCTGGCTTCGGTGCTCCCATCGCATTTGATGGTGGAAGTCCAGCGTCTTCATTCATCTATGGACCTGCTTTTGACTGTGGAAGTATTGTATAAGTTTCTAATCAATTAACAATGCCTTACATCCAATTACAGTTCCGTCGTGGACTGTCCACTGAGTGGGCAAGAAACAATCCCGTTCTCGCATCGGGTGAGATGGGCATTGAGTCCGATACTCAACTCTTCAAATTAGGCGATGGAACGACTTCGTGGAGGTCGTTACCGTATGGCGGACTTCAAGGTCCACAGGGTCCACCCAATGGTCCTACAGGTCCGCAAGGTGTGATGGGACCCCAAGGAAATGAAGGTCCGCAAGGCATACAAGGCACTGCAGGAAATACCGGTCCGCAAGGTATCCAAGGACCTGCAAATGGTCCAACCGGTGCACAAGGAATTGAAGGTCCACAGGGTGTTCCAGGCGCAACGGGACCACAAGGTGTTCCAGGTATGACTGGGTCACAAGGCGTTCAAGGAGTTCAAGGATTGCCGGGAAATGCATTCAACACAGGCGCAACAGGATGGACTGGTCCTACTGGCTTTACAGGTCCAGCAGGCACGGCTAGCAATACAGGTGCAACCGGACCTACTGGTGTCACAGGTTGGACGGGTTGGACGGGTAACACAGGTCCACAAGGAATCCAAGGTCCTCCCAATGGACCAACCGGTCCGCAAGGTGTGATAGGCCCACAGGGTGTTCCAGGTGTAGGTATTCAAGGTATTGCAGGTCCAACCGGTCCACAAGGTATCCAAGGACCTGCAAATGGTCCAGCTGGTGAACAAGGAATTCAAGGCGTCCAAGGTGTAGCAGGAGCAGTTGGAAGCCAAGGTATCGCAGGTCCAACCGGTCCACAGGGAGTGCAAGGACTTCAAGGTGTAACCGGTCCATCCGACGGTCCCCCAGGTCCACAAGGAGTGCAAGGACCCCAAGGATTTGCAGTTGTGGGTATTCAGGGTATTCGAGGTGCTACCGGTCCACAGGGAGTGCAAGGACTTCAAGGTACCCCAGGCGCACAGGGAAATGATGGTAATATAGGTATCCAAGGTATTCCAGGTGCAACCGGTCCACAGGGAGTACAAGGTATCCAAGGACCTGCAAATGGTCCAACCGGTGAACAAGGTGCAGTTGGACCTCAAGGTGTTCCAGGAGTGGGCATTCAAGGAATCGAAGGTCCAACCGGTCCACAAGGTATTCAAGGATTCCAAGGCTTACCCGGTAACGCATTCAATACAGGCGCAACAGGAAACACAGGACCTACTGGATTTACAGGACCTGCGGGCACAGCGACCAATACAGGTGCAACGGGAGTGACTGGAAATACAGGCGCGACTGGAAATACAGGCGCAACAGGACCACAAGGTATGACCGGATGGACTGGACCTCCCAATGGACCCACAGGACCACAAGGTGTGGTTGGACCACAAGGACCCATCGGTGCACAAGGTATTCAGGGCATTGCAGGCATGACGGGACCGCAGGGTGTTGAAGGTCCACCGAATGGACCCACAGGACCGCAAGGTGTGGTTGGACCACAAGGAGTATTAGGCGCACTTGGAACACAAGGTCTTCCAGGCCCGACTGGACCTCAAGGCGTTCAAGGATTACAAGGTCCGCCCAATGGACCCACAGGACCTCAAGGTGTTCGGGGACTGCAAGGTGTCATAGGTCTAGGTATTCAAGGCATTGCAGGACCAACGGGTCCACAGGGAGTGCAAGGAGTGCAAGGAATTCAAGGTGTTACAGGTCCTCCTCCTGGAGTTACAAACGGAGCCGCAAATCGTGTATTGATTTCTAGTTCGACTTCAGCCATTGTAGCTCAACCCAACTTGTTGTTTGATGGAACCACTTTGGATGTCTTGGGACAAGAACGAAGTCGTCGAGTCGTATCGTATTGGTCCACAACAACCGGAACACTCGACCTAGGGTCTGTGACAGGTAACGCAAACTACAATTACATTACCAACCCAGGGTTCAATACACTGATATTATTAAATCCAGGAGCAACGTGTACGGGTGCCTATGGAGTGGTGAAGAATGGGACTTCAAACACATTATCGATTGGAATGAATTATGTCAACGGAGGCACAGGACCTACTTCACCCTTACTTCTGGGTCCCTCTGCAATGACGCAATTCATCTGGGATGGTTCGGGGTCCTATCTTCAATTTTAATACAGCCTCAGAACAATGCAAGGCGCAAGAGGACCTACGGGATTAACTGGAATGCACGGACCCCAAGGTGTTGGATTTCGAGGTCCCACAGGACGCACAGGACCTACTGGTATTAGTCGACCTGGATACGATTCAATTACAGGTCCAACAGGAGCACTTGGGCCCACAGGTCCAGAAACAGTCATTCCAGGTAGTATCTACACACTATCCACCTATGCAACAGGTGCAACGGGACTCGCAGTGCCTCAAATGAACACTTCAAACCAGACAACTATCTGGTCGGGTGCAATTCCTTCACAAGCCAAAGGAAAAACGGGTATTCTCTCCATGTACTTTGACATGCGACTCAACTATCCTACCACGAGTAGTGAGTTCGATTATGGAGTCTACATCGACGATGTATCCCTTGGACTCGGACCCACCACCAATCGGTACATACAAACTACTGCAAGCACAAACTTGGTGGGATTTAACGGCAATCCAGTTGGAGTCAATGGACCCAGTGTTTTAGAACCGATTACATTGCCTGTCACGATTATTGCGAACGCAACCAACCTTCAAATCAAACTCTCAAATGTAACCTCCCTCATGGAAGCCATTACAATTGGAAACGCAGTGGGTATCACGACTACGGGTTCAAATACCTACACAATTCCTGTGGGTGGGATTGGTGTGATGGCGTATGTATGGGGATGTGGAGGGTCGCCCTTTGGTTCCAACGCAGGAGGTCCAGGTGGATTCACGTCTGGCTTCTATCCCGCATCGGTAGGTACGGTATTGACAACCATTGTGGGTGCACTCGGAAGTAACGTTTTTAACGCTGGATTTGGAGGCACGGGCTTTACAGGTGTAGGAACCCCTGGGTCAGGTGGTGGATTCTCTGGACTCTTTTTAGGAAGCAATCCTACAACATCGTCTAACGTACCATTACTCATTGCGGGTGGAGGAGGTGGATGTCAAGTTCAAAATTCAGGCTCAAACTTCATGTGGGTTGGAGGAGGTGGTGGAGGATTGATGGGAGGAAATGCATTCAATCTAAATACACGACTCTTTCAAGCACAAGCCGGTGGAGGTGGTGGAGGTACACAATCCAACGCGGGCTCAGGTGCTGGACAATGGAGTGGAGGCAACTATACCAATAGTAACGGTGCAGGAGGCGGTGGATGGTATGGTGGAGGAACGAACGGTAGTGCTGGAGGTGGTGGAAGTGGATTTATCGGAACCAATGTGAAGTATTCCTATATACCTCCTCCAAATGGTGCAACTACTATCATTACAACAGGAGCAGGGTCAAACATTACCGCACCGGGAAGCAACTTCATGACAAATGTAGGATATTCTCCAAATACATACGCACATGGAGGTGGAGGCACGGGACTGATTGTCTTGTTTCCTGTCACCAGTAGCAACGCACCTTTTATAGGTGTCGATGCTCGATTTACGAGTGCATAATTCTTCTTGTTTCGTGTATAAATGAGCACTGGACCACAAGGAGTTCAAGGTCCGCAAGGACCACAAGGACCCACAGGACCTGGATATACAGGTCCCACTGGACTTCAAGGCATTCAAGGACCGCAAGGACCCGCAGGAGGACCTACGGGTGCGGCTGGAACTACTGGGCCTACAGGAACGGTTCGAAACTCCGTCCTCATTCCTTTCGTAAACTATGCGACCGGTCCCATTGAAAATACGGTAGCAGCGTCTAATTCAACCGCTACCTACATTCGCACTGCGGATATTCCAACAGCAGCCAAGGGACTTTCAGGAATGTTGTCAGTGTATTTCGACATCAATTCACCAGGCTTCAACTTTGGTTCAAACCAGTTTGATTACGGAGTCTACATTGATGGTTCAGGTGTTGGACTCGGACCATTCGGAAAGACCATTCGATACAACCAGACCTCCAATTCATCGTTCATGATTGCATCCAATGGAGTGGCGCTTGGAACCAATTCCATCACTCCTTTATTGCCTTTGAATATCCCTGTAAGCGTGCCCGCCAATGCGTCCAAGTTCCAAATTGGACTCCTCAATTCATCGGTTGGCTTGGGTACCATTCCAAGTATGGTATCTACGGTGACTTCCAATACCTATCCTACAACCTTTGGTGCGATTAATACTCAGTATCTCTACAACTATACGGTTCCTACCATCTTGAACGGTTCCAATGTAGTCGGTGTCATGATTTATTGCTGGGGTGCAGGAGGACGACCTGGATATGAATTTGATAACACTGGTGGAAGTGCAGGAAACGCATTAGGAGGGGGAGGAGCATTTATGAGCGGATTCTACGGATGCCCAGGAGGAACATCATTGACTGTCATTGTAGGAGGACACAATGATACCGCAACCGTTGGAGGTGGAGGAGGCTCATTTGCCTGGGCACAAGGTAATCCTACTGGAAGAGTCTATTCAGGTGGGTTTTCAGGAATTTTTATTAACCAATCGTATACTGCTTCAAACGTACTAATGATTGCAGGTGGAGGGGGTGGAACAGGATTGAGGAATGGACTTACGAATATTTATGCTGGTAATGGAGGTGGAGGTGGATACCCTGCAGGTTCACCTCCTTTCCAAGTCAGTACTAATGGATTATTCACAGGCTTTTCAACCATGGTGACAGGAGGAAGTCAAACCGCAGGAGGCACGGGATACCCAGGTTCACCTCCAAGTTACAGTGGAACCCAATTCTTGGGGTCACAAACGAACGGTGTTAACAACAACGGCGCAAATGGACCAGGTGGTGGTGGATGGTTTGGAGGCGGTGCAGGAGGAGTGAATAACACTGCAACGTCTAATATTGGTTCATGGGGAGGTGGAGGAGGTTCTTCGTATTTCAGACCCGACTTATTGAGCTCTGTTTCCTATTCCAATGGAACCACCTATACACAATACATAGCCCCAAATTCTATCTCTAACTATACATTGGCACCACCAGGTGGAGTGAGCGTCATGTCGAACTTTGGATTTTCAAACTACGGAAATGGCGTTGGAACACCAGGATTGGTGGTTATCGTTCCTATGGTCGGTACACCTGGTTCAGTTGCAGTCGGTGCAGAGGCTCGTTTCCTCGCAGTCTAATTTTATCCACCTAGTATTCAAATGAACACACACGCAACTGGTGGTATTGAACTCAATGGTATTATGCGAGTCCATGTCGGCGTTCCGTCAATTCAACCCTATTGCCAAATTCTCTTGAAAGGCTTGTCCAGTCCAATCAAGGGAACCATCATTTTATCCGAGATTCTTGCATCCAATGGCTTTGGTATTTCCTCTACTCACCCAGACGATGTTGGTCAAACCGTCTATTTCGATGTCATTGAAGTCGACGGTGCTCGTGAACGATGGGAAGGACAAAAAGCCGCAGCCGCAGTAGAAGCCGAAGCAAAAGCCAAAGCACAAGCAGTAGAAACTCCGTCCGAATAAACTCGTCATTAAACAATGCTAGTCCGCTACGTGCCAGGACGAGGTCTTGAAACATGCGCACCCAACGTTTATCCAGGTCCCGAAGGTCCACAAGGGCCTACTGGACCGACAGGAAGTATGACCGGTCCCACAGGTGCGACTGGATTTACCGGTTTGCCCGGCACAGCAACAAATACAGGAAATACAGGTCCAACGGGGTTCACAGGCAACACAGGTCCAACCGGCAACACTGGGAACACAGGACCTACTGGAAACATCGGACCTACCGGCCCTACCGGTAGTACTGGACCGACAGGTCTTCCAGGAACCGCTACCAATACAGGCAACACGGGACCGACAGGTCCGACTGGCGCTACAGGTCCAACGGGAGCGGGTGGAATTGCAGGAACCGCGACCAATACAGGCAACACCGGTCCAACAGGATTCACAGGGAATACAGGGAATACAGGACCCACTGGAAACACAGGCAATACAGGAGCTACTGGGGCTACTGGAGCTCAAGGACCTGTTGGTTCAATTGGAAACAATGGTCCTACTGGTGTCACAGGTCCCACGGGTCGGCAAGGAGCCCAAGGTCCAACAGGCAATACAGGTGCGACTGGGGTGACAGGGACTACAGGTGCAACCGGTCCATCGGGACCCACAGGCTTTACAGGATTCACTGGATTCACGGGAAATACTGGTCCAACGGGGAATACTGGACTAACGGGGAATACTGGACCAACAGGTGTTACAGGACCGACTGGATTCACGGGTCCGACTGGTGTTACGGGTCCAACAGGACCCTCAGGTCCAACAGGTAATACAGGAGCCACAGGCAACACAGGTCCTACAGGCATCACAGGTCCTACAGGGAATACCGGTCCTACAGGGAATACTGGTTCTACAGGAAACACAGGTCCTACGGGATGGACGGGAAACACTGGACCCACAGGCAATACAGGTCCTTCTGGATTCACAGGTCCAACCGGGAATACAGGTCCAATCGGTGTTTTCAATCTCTCGGAAGGTCGAGTTGAAGTGAACTTTGTAGGTACAACTGGAATCCAAGTGACTTCAAATAGTACGCCAGTAAGTGCAACCACCTATCCGACCATAGGACTGCGTGGTTTTGGTCAGACGGGACCTACACCTGTCTTGGTCTATATTTCAGAAGCGTATTTCAGCAATATAGCAGGAACTTGGTATGGTGTGATGTCGGGTGAAAATCAGACCGTTACAGATGTGAGTTACAATATATACTATTATTACAGATAATGAGTAGCTATGTTCCTCGAATTCCGGGGACCTATACATATCGTCTTCCCGAAGCACAATATGTTCCAGGTCCAACAGGTAGTACAGGTCCAACCGGTCCAGGTCCTCTAGGACTTCGAGGTGTGACAGGACCCACCGGAAGCTCAGCGGTCACTGGTGCAACAGGGAATACAGGCAGAACAGGTGCTACTGGACCTACTGGAACTACAGGACCCACTGGTGCTACGGGACGAACCGGTCCAACAGGACCAACGGGTCGAACGGGTGCTACTGGACCTACAGGACTTGCAGTGACAACAGGGGCAACGGGGAATACAGGTATAACAGGTTCAACTGGACGAACAGGACCGACTGGACCCTCAGGTAGTGTGAATGTAACCGGTGCAACAGGGAATACAGGACGCACTGGACCGACAGGACCCACAGGAAACACAGGTCCAACAGGAAACACTGGACCGACAGGACTACCAGGACCGGTAAGCACACTTGCAGGAATTACTGGACCGACTGGTAATACGGGCAGCACAGGAGCCACAGGAAGCACGGGAACTAGCGGGGCTACAGGTCTAGCAGGTCCTCTTGGTAGAACAGGTCCAATAGGCAGGACAGGACCCACAGGAAACACAGGGCGAACAGGTGCTACCGGTATCACTGGACCGACTGGATTCACGGGACCGACTGGATTCACGGGACCTACAGGAGATACAGGTCCTACGGGACCGACAGGCGTTCAAGCAGGTGGTGCCCCCGGATTTATAGGACCAACCTCACAGTTCACAGGTGTGACAGGCCCCTCAGGTCCGACAGGCAACACAGGTCCAACAGGCAACACAGGTCCAACTGGACTCACAGGTCCAACTGGTCTCACAGGACCCACAGGTCCAACCGGTAATACTGGACCCACAGGTCCAACCGGTAATACTGGACCCACAGGATTTGCGTTTACCGGACCGACAGGCGTTACAGGACCTCCTTGGAATGAATGGTTGAGTGGTACCGAGTTATTCAAATTTTACAATGCTAGGCTTGCAGTCGAGCAACAGAGTTTGACTGCAACTATAAGTGCTTCACAAGTCTATATTAAAGGCTATCGAATTCCGACCCGGAGTAGTGGGACTAAGGTCTTCATTAATGGAGTCTTTTATAGCAGTCCAACTATTCAAGTCGATTTTATAACAACCACTACGGATGCACCTACAACAATTGACATTGAAGTTGACTATGTCTACCTGCCATAGATTTAAACTTTGGAATCTAGTAAGCGCATAATGGATGTGTATCTACTGCAAGAACACTGGGCAACGTTGGTTCGTAGATTCAAGGATGTTGAGCGTGACGGAGCGGAACGAATGACGAATGACCTGTTAGACTATGTTCGGTATGCGAGCATTCGTCAATACAAGTTGTTTCAACAAAAGCGTGGAGAAGAGTTTGAACGAATGTTTCTCTACCTTGAAAAGCGGGAACACGATGTAGAGATGGTCAAACGGTTCATCGAAAACGACGACCACTGGGAAACTCTACTTGAACTTGCGGAGCAGTAAAAACGGAAGAATCTACACATAGGTATAAGAGACATACAATGGGTGACACAATCATCGGTGTTCAATTCGGTATTGCGAACCCCGAAGACATTCGGAAGCGCAGTGTTGTGGAAGTAACGACCGATAAAACCTACCAAAGCGGACAACCTGTTCCCAATGGCGTATTTGATTCACGATTCGGAGTCATTGAGAACGGCAAGGTCTGTCCGACCTGTAAACAGACCAATCAACTTTGCCCTGGACACTTTGGGCACATTGAACTTGCACGACCGATGTATCTCTACCAGTTCTTCGATACGGTCGAAAAGCTCTGCAATGTGATTTGCTTGAACTGTTCCAAACCGATTCTCGCACCCGAAGTCCTTGACAGTCTGACCACAACGGGTATGGCGCGATTTAAGGAAGTGCGTGACCAGACCAAATACACAGCAGTGTGCACGACCTGTGAGACGCCGATGTTTGCGAAAGTCAGTAAGATTGCAGGCACGGCTGCAAAGTTGGAAGCCTTCAAGAAACTCGCAAAGGATGAAGCACCTGTGGACCCCGTTCAACTTCAACCTGAAATCGTCCTTCGAGCCTTCCAGCGTATCACCAACGAAGACTGTCGTCGTCTTGGATTTGATGCACAGTTTGCCCGACCTGAATGGATGATTTGCAATGCACTTGCAGTTCCACCGTTGACCGTGCGTCCTTCGGTGGTAATGGACGACCATCAACGAATGGAAGATGACTTGACGCATCAACTGATTTCCATCATCCGTTCGAATGACCGATTACGAGACAAGATTGATAAGAACGATTCAGCCGACATGATTGATAAGCTGACCTCGTTACTTCAATACAATGTGGCAACCTATGTCGACAACGACATCAAGGGTATGCCTCCTACCCAACAACGCTCTGGACGCCCTCTGCGCACCTTGAAGTCACGATTCGGTGCAAAGACAGGACGTGTTCGTGGTAACTTGATGGGTAAGCGTGTCGACTTCTCTGCGAGGTCGGTCATTACACCCGATGCGAACATTGACTTGGACGAACTCGGTGTGCCCGAAGAAATCGCAACCAACTTAACCTTTCCTGAAATCGTAAGCCCCTACAATCGTGAGCGACTACTAGGCTATGTTCGCAATGGACCTGAAAAGCATCCAGGAGCCAAATCCGTCTTCATCAAGAAAGACAAGCAGACATTCAGTTTGCTCTATGTGAATCCAGACACGATTGACTTGAAGGAAGGGGATGTGGTTCACAGACACATCATTGACGGGGACATTGTGTTGTTTAACCGACAACCTTCCCTTCACAAAGCGTCCATGGAAGCACACCGAGTCAAAGTGTTACCGTATTCGACCTTCCGCCTGAATGTATCTGCCACTCGACCCTATAACGCAGACTTTGATGGAGATGAGATGAATATGCATGTGCCGCAAAGCATTCCCGCTGCCACTGAACTTCGTGTCTTGGCATCGGTGTTGCGTAACATCATCAGTCCTCGTACGTCCACTCCGATTATCCAGCTCTTCCAGGATACCATGACCGGTGCCTACCGTATCTCTCAACCGGGTGTCGAAGTTCCTGAACACATTGCGATGAATATACTCGCACGCATCAATCGTCCCTTCAAGAGAAAGAACCGTAACTGGACGGGTTCTGAAATCATCTCCGCTGCGATGCCGCTGATTAACTACAATGCCCGTGGAATCAAGCTTGAACTGGGCGAGCTGACCAAGGGTGTGTTGAAGAAGAGTGCGACTGGAAACTTGGTTCACTTGACCTACAATGACTTTGGACCTCAACGCGCAGGTCAGCTTATCAACGACATTCAAAGCATTGTCACACAGTTCAACTTGTATACAGGTTTCTCAGTGGGCACTTCGGACTTGATTGCCGATGTCAAGACCAATGCGTTCGTGAAGGATAAGATTGCAGAAGGACGACGCAAGGTGTCTGAGATTCTCACCAATGTCCACGGAGGCAAATACATCAACAACATGGGTATGTCCGA